CAAATAAGTATAAGGATTAATCTTGAAGCAGCATTTGTGGAAAGATGAAGCCGTATGTTTAGGGCTTGAAACAAATATTTATTTTGATAAATATGAAGATCAAGAAGAATCTAGATATAATGTTGACGCACTTTGTAAGCAATGTCCAGTTAGAAAAATATGCTTTGCCAATGGCGTCTCTGGAAAAGAATGGGGCGTTTGGGGTGGAGTTTATTTAGAGGGTGGAGAAGTTTCAAGAGAGTTTAATAAACACAAAACTAAAAAAGATTGGTCTGAAACATGGCAATCATTAACAATGGAGTAATGTTTTGATTATACAAATTATAGGACTTCCAGGATCTGGAAAAACAGAACTAGCAAAAACATTAAAAGAACGCATTAATGCGATTCATCTTAATGCAGATGAGGTACGTGCTACAGTAAACTCTGATCTTGGTTTTACCGCTGAAGATCGCATAGAGCAAGCACGACGCATGGGTGAGATGGCTAGACTTATTGCTAAACAGGGAGTCGCTCCAGTAATTGTAGATTTTGTCTGTCCAACAGATGCTACAAGAGAAGCATTTGGCAAGTCAGACATTTTAATTTTTATGGATACAATTCAAAGGGGTAGATTTGAAGACACAAATAAAATATTTACAGCACCAAAAAAGTTTGACTTTATGTTTTCTGATCATAAAAAAAATCCATACGAAAAAGCAAGTTTAATTATTTCTTTGTTTGAATTACATGATTGGTCTGCACCAACAACACTTATGCTTGGTCGCTATCAACCATGGCATGAAGGTCATCATGCTTTGTATTTACAGGCTGGAATGAGAACAAACCAAGTACTACTTGGAGTACGTAATACACATAATACTAGCGAAAAGGATCCACTTACATTTGATGAAGTAAAGGGTTATATTGCTAAGGATGAGTTTATGAAAGATGCAATGGTATTGCGTTTGCCAAACATTACTAACATTGTCTATGGCCGTGACGTGGGATATAAAATTGAACAAGTAGATTTGGGGGCAGACATTCATGCTATTTCGGCTACTGAAAAACGTCGTGAACTGGGTATCTAATGTTGGACACGGAATTGCAGATGCAGAAGATAGATTTGTTAAAAGCATGTTTGAAGAGGATATAGATCATGAAAGCAACGAAGACTAGATCATTTGTTAAAGCACTAAGTTATCGCATTTGGGGAACACTATCCTCTGTTGTTGTTGCTTATGTCATTACAAAAAATGCTTCGTTATCTATAACAATTGCTTTTTGGGAAACAGTTGTAAAAATATTTATTTACTATGGACACGAACGTGGATGGAATTATGTTCAATGGGGTAGAAAATGATGTATACAGACGAAATGCGTAGGGCTGTACACTCCATCACACCGCCTAAAGGATTTGGCATAGAGATTATTGACAATGAGCACTTTCTTACAGTAAAATTAGATGAAAGAAAATTTTTACACATGGGGCACGATGATAAAATATCAGCCCTTCAATATGTAGTAAAAATAAAAAAGGCTTTAGAGATAAACGGAGCAATTGTATTAGTTACAAGAGAGGCAGTAAAATGATTAAACAACTATTCAAAATTATTGTTTGTAAGGTTAAAAGTCATATCTTGGTTACTGCTGGAGCATGTCCCTTTACTGGGAAAAGTTATAACGCCTGTACAAGATGTGGAGCAATGATAGCAATATGAAAAAGAAAACAAAAATATTAATACTAATAACCTTATCTTTCTTAACTGCCGTAACGCTTTGGACAGCATCCAATCTAAAAAGAATATCTGACTTAGATATTTTTGATGTAGAAGAAGACTAATGCAAACCTTTTTACCATACAAAGATTACGACCAATGTGCAGAAATGTTAGATAATAAAAGATTAAATAAACAGATATTAGAATCTTATCAAATACTAAAGGTACTATCTGGCAAATCACCTTCTGGTGCTTGGCGCAACCATCCAGCAGTACTTATGTGGAAAAATGCTGAAAAGTCATTACGCACATATACAAATGCCATGATTAAAGAGGCTAGGCTTAGGGGCATTAGGACAGATGGCAATGAGGCTAATCTAGAGGCCGTTTCTGGGCATTTGTGGGGTACTGATAAGCCAGTCTGGAGTAAGCCATCTCATGTAAATCGTGTCAATATTACCCATAGAGCCAATCTTTATCGTAAAGATCCTATTTACTATGCTGAGTTTTATAAAGACACTATGAGTGAGCATAACAAACCTTGTTGTGATAAATGTTTATATTATTGGGCAACTCATGCCGTTAGAGATAGAGTACAATAGTTATTATGGAAATGACGCTTGTTATATTTTTTGCTACCCTGTCTTTTTCTTTTGGTATAGCCTATTGGGCTACCTTTGACAAACTAAAAAAATCTAATCTTTTAATGGCTGAACTTTTTATAAAAAACAAGGCACTTGAAGAATTAACCTCCCAAATAAAAAACAGCATGGGTATGTCTGCTGACTCAGTTCATAAAGAAAACTTTATTAAATTCCTTTCTGATTCTAGGGATTGGGCTTTTGAGTATATTGAGCAGTCACAAAAAACAATCAAAGAGGTTTCAGAAGAACTAAAAGATAAAGGTTTGGACAACTATTCTGAGAAACTTTTAGCACTTTTACCAGAAAACAATACTAAATGAAATTAAAAAGCAACAAGGTATTATTTATACCAAAAGATAAAGACACTGAGATTTGTATTCCAAGACCACAATCAAGCAAAAAATATATCCCAGATTGGTTTAAAAGTATGCCAATTGAGGTAAAAACTATTGATGGGCTTGGAAGTGACTATACTGCAAAAAAGTGTATGCCATTCCTAGACTCTTTAACTTCGGGTTATACACAAGAACTTCCGTGTGATGTATATATTGATTGCAATACGGAAGAGGATGATCCAGTAATTAATTATAGATGGAGTGGTGATTTTAGACCATTGTCTACAAGAAGAGAAGACACAAGATCTTCAAACTCAATGCCACACTTTTCTGGATACTATAAAACAGAATTTCACTGGAATACATTTTGGGAACCAAAAACTCCTCCTGGTTACAGCACTTTTTACTTTCATCCAGCAAATAGGTTTGATCTACCCTTTATAACGCATAATGGAATTATTGATACAGATGGTTGGCCACTAACAGGACCAATACCGTTTGTACTTAAAAAGGGTTTTTCTGGATTAATACCAGCAGGGACTCCAATATACCAAATGTTGTTTATAAAAAGAGATACTTGGAATTCTGAACAGGGTAAGTATAATGAATCATATAATAAAAAGATTTGGTATTCTGTTCGTAGATTTATGACCGATGGATATAAAAAACAAATTTGGTCAAGAAAAGAATACAACTAATGAAAGAAATAACACTATCAATTATTACAGGTTTTGGATGTGGTGTCGTGTTCGCTGCATTCAAATTGCCAGTGCCAGCACCACCAGTTTTTGCGGGAGTCGCAGGAATTATTGGTTTATGGATTGGCTATAAAACACTAACACAAATTATATCCTAGGAGGAATAATGAATAACTTACTAAACGATAAGACAAAGGCAATGCTTGCATCATACGGACGATCTGTCCTTGGCGCAGTGTTTGCACTTTATATGGCTGGCGTAACAGATCCAAAAGATCTATGGGCTGCACTAGTTGCTGCTATAGCGCCCGTTGCATTGAGAGCGTTAAATCCAAACGACAAGTCATTTGGCGTATTGCCAGATACAGGTGCAATTTCGGATGCACTTAGCAAGATTGTACCTGCTAAGAAGGCTCCAGCAAAAAAGAAGGCTGCTAAGAAAAAGTAGTTTGTTTTTAATAAAGGGGGCAAACTTAAACACTTGCCCTCTTTATTTTTTATAACGGGGTAATTATGGACTTTGTATACATATGTAAAGAAGGCATCAACGAAGAGTTAAAGTACTCTATTAGATCTGTCGTTGAAAGTTTTCCAGATTCAAACATATGGGTAGTTGGTGGTAAGCCTGATTGGTATGTAGGCAACTACATAAAGGTAGAACAAAAAGAATCAAAATATAAAAATGCTGTAGAAAATTTAAAAACAATTTGTTTTTCAGAAGAAATATCACAATCATTTGTTTTAATGAATGATGACTTTTATATTATTAAAAAAATAAACAATATAGAAAATTTCCATAGTGGTTTCCTATTAGATAAAATAAATCTATATCAAAAATTAAACGGTAATTCTCAGTACACCAGAAAACTTTCAGGCACATACAAAAAACTTAAAGCCTTGGGATTTGAAAACCCATTAGATTATGAACTTCACGTACCAATGATTATGGAAAAAGAAAAATTAAAGATAGTCTTAGAACTTTTAGATCAATTTTTATGGAGATCTATATATGGAAACAAATTTGATGTCGGTGGCACACAAATGGATGACGTTAAGGTTTACAGTTCTGGACCATTGGTTCTTAAGTCTTATAATTTAAACATAGATGATCATACTTATTTGTCTAGTGCAGACAGTTCATTTAATAATATATTTAATAAAATACTTAAATTTAAGTTTGATAAAAAAACTAAGTTTGAGAAATAAGTTCTAGGTATTTATTTTTAAGTATTGTTGGTGCAAAGTTGTTAAACCCTAAATCATAGGCCTGTTGCTTATAATTAGTTTTATCATTGATAGACATATACTTATCAATTGTTTGTGCTAATAAAACATTATTTGCTTCAAACAAATTAATCCTAACTTTTGTTCTAATAGTTCCTATAGAGTCTGATTCAACCAACCAATCTTGTGGCAAGATCTGATTATTGGGTGAAACATTTGTCATAAAAACGGGAAGACCAGAAAGCAAAGCCTCATTCATTGGCAAACATAGACCTGCATATCGTCTTGGTAATACCATAGCGTCAAAGCCATTATATAAGTCTTCTCTATTTTCTGGGTTGCCGATTTCAATTTTTAGCCTTGAATCTGTTACGTTAGTTACTATTTCGCTTTGACTTCTAATAACTAATTCATAATCTGCTTTAGAGTGCTTTAGCATATTTATTACGGTTTCAGTACCGTTTCTATCTTTGGCTGCCTTCTTTCCAGCAATGTGTAATAGTCTATTGTGTGATTTAGAGATGTTATTATTTTTTGCAGTTGCAAATAACTCAGGAGTAGTTGGAGGTGGAAGGTGAATTACCTTTGTTCTATTTCCAAACATACTTTGAATTGTTTCAATTTGCCATAAACTAGGAGATAGTAGGACTGTTGGTAAGGGTAGTTCTGGGTTGGCTAAGTGACCAAACAATTCATAGTTATACTGAAGAATCGTTTTTACTCCACGTCTATTTGCAAACCTTATAAAATTTTGATCATAAAAAGTTTCACAACTTAATACAACATCTACATCTCCTAAAAACATTTTAATCTGTTGAACGGACGGAAAACCATGTGTCTTAATACAACTGTATTGGTCATACCATTCTGGATGTTGTTTATTATTATTAAACGGGGTAGAGTCAATTAAAAGAATCTTATCAGGACTAAGCATATTAACTAACTCTCTAGTCTGATTACCAAGGCCAGTGTTGTCTGATCTTGCTATGATTCCTAGTCTCATTCTTTATACCCCCAAGTTTCATCGTCCACCGTAAATTTGCGGGTACCCTGACGACCATCTAAGTGGTAAGAACGCTTAATACTACCTTCAGGATGATATATCCAAAGTTTATGTGTCTCCCAACCTTCTTGATTAAATACTTCATATGGGGATATGTCATCTTGAATTGCTCCATGAAATGTATCTTCTATAAAAAATTTATCCTTACATCTTGGAAGCACAATGTCTTTGTAATATTTTTTTCTACTTAAATGTGGTCGTTGACTCCATTGTATGGTTTTCATAAACCCATCTTCTAAACCAAACATAAGATGTTCGTGATCTTTTGGTATGAATGATTCATAATGAAAACGAATAGTGTTTGCTTTATTATATTCAAACATGTCCAAGCACTTATCCCAGTCTATTGGCATGTCTGGAGTCAAAGGAGCATCACCTTCAACATAAAGTAATAGAGGTGTTTTAACTTCAGTAATTGTTTGACGCATCATGTTAGTTTGATGGCTATGTTCTTTAAATATAAAAGGTAAAATGTTTTTATCTTCATGTAAACACTTCCACAAAATACGATTTTTATATTCATCGTAATCTTTTTTACGGTTTTGTTGTTCTTCTCTAAGACCATCTATTTGCATAATAATTTCATTGTCTGGAAAATGAACACGAATATCACTAATGGTTTGTTCTATCATCTTTGTACTTGGATGATCTGGAATTACAGATGTAGCCATAACAATTGTTATATCTCTTTTATGCATTTGCTTGCCTCATTAATTCATTAAATAAATCTCTTTTATATTTAATCCACCAACAGACAATTTGATGCATTTCAGATGTATAGTTATTTAATAATTCAGGTAACAAACCAGATAAGTTTTGCCAATTTTCAACAGTTTTTATTGAGTGCTCACCTTGAAATAAAAAATTAAAAAAATTTGTGTTCTGCATTTTTGAATCTAACTTATCCCCTATAGGCAAACAAAGCATTTCAATTGCCTCATAAAATCTAAATGAATCAATGACCATTGCTCCACTAGGGCAAGGAACAATTTTTGATAAAAACATTTTATCGTAATATGATTTCGGACTTAAGCCTTCTGCAAAACCAGTAGTTGGATTATAAAAAGAGTTTGGTATGTCAGGCATAACAGTTGCAAGTTCTTGCCTTCTTTGATGAGTTATTTGTCCTGAAAAAAATACATCATAAGATTTATCTTGATACTCTGGTAAATTATTTGATAGATGTTGTGGAACACCTAACGCTAATTTGTTATATTGTGAATGTTTTCTATGTGGGTATTGAATCCAAATCTCAATATTGCTATGTTCTATCTTATCAACTTTAAAAGTAGCGCTTTCATCTCCAGTAATAAATAAAACTACCCTGCCTATTTTACTTAACTCTTCAGATATTTGATCTTCAAAGTCTACATTTTGTGGTCCAGGAATGACAACAAAGGCTCTATCTACATTAGGCAAAGTTGTCACTCTGTCTGGTTTAATCTTGTTTTTATTAAAAAATTGTTTTAATAAACCGTAATCCCATTTATCAGCAGCACAGTCTTCTTGTTTAACTGAATAAAGATATGCATTAAGATCGTTCATAAAATAAGTGTAC